AAAATAAAATATCACCTTCTTCGACATCTATTGTAAAACCTTTATTTAAGTTTGATGGATATAAGAATTGAGTAGAGGGCGCTTTTTTATCAAACTCTAAATAGTAAGTTCCTGTGTAACTTCCATCATGTATATGCCAGTTATGTAAATCTCCTTTAGAATATTGTTGATACCACATTTTATGAAGTTTAATATTTTTATATCCTAATTTTTGTGCACACTCTTGTAATTTAAGATATAAAGGATCTGCAATAAGTTTTATCCAAGGCCTGCTCCAATCATCAGCTTTAGGCCAATCAGTCTTTTTTAATTTATCATTATAAAATTCAGTTCTATTTTTCCAATCTTCATCATCTGTTTTATTAATAAGCTTTAATAATTCTTTTTTATATTTTTTATGATTTTCAAATTTTACTTTTAGTATCAAATTAGGATAAAGATATTGGCTAATCATTTTTTCTAAACGCAGTAGGCAAGCCTAAATGCACTCTACCATCGAAAATATTTTTATCGGCATTGGGGGTAGCAGCGTTATTATAATGTAAAAAAACTTGCGCACATTCAGCTCCTTTGAATTCTTCTCTCCAATGTTCTAACTTATTACCCTCATATATTAGCATATCACCTGGTTTTAATTTTACTGGCACTCCTTTGTGTTTACTTGTGATAGTAATTTTTTTACCATTTGGTATCCCTACATTTTTATTTGGTTCTAAATAGATTGGCCATGGATCACCGCCAAGATTTAATGTTGTAGATATTTCACAACTAAATCTATCTTTGTGTCGGTGTAAAACATCTCCTCTTTTATATATTCTTGCATAAGAATAATTTGGATTTAATTTTAGTCCTGTAGTTTTTTGCATCACAGGTAATAGTTTAACAAGCAATGTTTCCATTACTAAATCCGCGTAATGAGAATAAGTATTTGGAACTTGTGTATCTCCCCATGTTCCCCACTCCTCTCTATTTTCAGGTAAGAATTTTGTTTCATAGAAAGTTGCAGCTACCTGCCTCTTTAATAAAAAATACTTGTAAAAAAAATCAGCAACATCAGGAGACAAAACTTTTTTTAGTATTGTATATTTATTTTTTTTAAAACTCATTATATTCTTTTGCTTGTAAAGTTGATAATTGGCCTTTAAACATAATATTAAAAGAAACACTTATTCTTGGTTCTTTGTCTTTATTAGAACTTACGTAATGTTGCAACCATGATGGAAATAGTATTAATTTGTTTTCTGTAGCTGATAATAGCAAAACAGATGAATTAAAAATATTATAGTTGTTTACAGCAGGTCTAATAACATTAGATTGAGGTCTTGGATCTAAAAAGTTTATATGTGTATTTTTTGTTTGAACATAATACACACCACTTAAATAATTGTTTGCATGAGTGTGTGCATGAAAATTTTCATTTGTTTTTAATACATTTGCCCACATTGAAGTGATTTCAAATGTTTCATATTGTATATCTTGCTCCTCAAATATTTTTGTAGCCATCTTAATTATTTGATCACATAAGCTTTTGTATTTTTGTTTTAAATGTAAATTACTTTCTGACTGCCAAGAGGGACGATTCGTTTTTTTTAATTTATTCATAATATCTCTTTTTATAATCGCGTTGTCTTTTTTCATGATCGCGTCGTTTAGTGTATAAGCATGAGTTGGAAATAAAGTCTCTCTTATCATTTTACTTCCACTTAGGTCCTAAAACCCACATTACCAATGAGTATCTTTTTCCCTTTGTTACAGGAGTTACTTTGTGCCATACATGACTTGGAAAAACAAGGATTGAACCTTTTTCTTTGATTTGATTTATTTTGTGAGGTACACTTTTTTTTGAATTAGGATTATGAAACGAGAATAAAAGATCGCCGCCCTTATAATCTTTTGGATCAGATAAAGAAACTATTACAGACAATTTTCTTATTTTATTGTTAAAGTTAGGGTCTTTATGTTGATACGTTTCATGCCAAGAATCTTGATGCCAATCATAGTGGCCGTCTTTTTTATAACTAGTAAATTGAAAAGACTCATTCCAATCGACATGAAAATCCCATCCTGCACTTTCATTAGCTGTTTTAACAAAAGGATTTAGTTGTTCATAAACAAAAGGTTCATCCATAAAAACAATATTTGATTTCCTAATTTTTTTTAGATTCTTTAACTCTTTTTTGTTTAATTTTTTTCTTGAATCTTTTTTTAAGATTCTTAATTCTCTACCAGTGATTGCTGTTTTACTAATTCTCTGTTTACCAATTTTCACTAAATCATCAACAAACTTATCTGATAGCGCCTTTTTAAAAAACCAATAATCGTATTTTAGATTCATAAATTTAAATGACTTATTTCTGACTCTTTTAGGTCTCCTTTAATTAATACATTAAAAGCTAAACTAATTCTAGTATTCTCACTAAAATTATTTGGTACACTGTGTTGTAAACCTGATGGAAATAGTAATAATTTACCCTCATTTACAGGTATTGTCCAATTAGATGAATTATATTCGTTATATTTTTCAAAGGGTATATTAAGTAATGGCAACAAAGATGTACGTGCATAATTATTATAAAAAGTTATGTCTCCTGAATTTGCAGGAGTTTTGATATACAAAATGCCACTTAAAAAACTATTCAAATGGAAGTGAGCATGAGAAAAATGATTAGTTTTATGAATTATAATCCACGAGTTTTTTATATAAAGATTTATATCTTTTCTAACACAAAGGATGTTTTCTTTATAAAAATTTATTTCGTGTAATATTTGTTTTTTTAACATAGCTAATTTTTTATTATCTAAAATATAGTTATCTTTTGAGGTGATCCCATTTCTAGCCGGCTCTATGGTTTTTGTTTCTTGTTTATTTATAAAAGAATTTATGTTTTGAGTTATTGGTATTTGTGTCTGTAGGATTGGGACAGCAAACAAAGAAGTTAACTTTCTCATTTGTTTCTTATAAATAATTAAGTAGAATATTGCAATGACAATTTTAAATAGATTTTCTAAATATCTAACAGCAATTGAATATCCTGTTGAAAAAACATCGTGGAATATTGCAGGAGTTTTAAAAGGTAAAAACACCTTTCACAAATTTGATGTGAGGGATACTATAGAAAGAGAGGGTATGCCATCACAGACAGGAAGATTAGATACAAAAGCTGATAAGTTGGTTATTGAAACAGATAGAGAGTGGCTTGTATTAGATACGGATGAAATAAATAAAATTATAAAGCAGAAGAAAAAGAAAATATTATATTTAAACGATATATCTAATCTTTTAGAATGGACTATAAAACTAGCAAAAGAGCCTGTGTAGAAAGACCAGATTAGATATTGTATAATTTCGTATGCCTTTAAATTTTGTTAATATAAGACCTGGTTTTAATAAACAAATTACTGCGACAGCTGCAGAGGGACAATACATTGACGGTGATAATGTTAGGTTTAGATATGGTCTTCCTGAAAAAATTGGTGGTTGGGAACAATTGACAGCCAGCACCATTGTTGGTGCAGCAAGAGCTCAACATCAATGGACTGATTTAGATGGTCGAAGATATGTTGTTATCGGTACCCACAAAGCTTTAATACTTTATTACTCAGAGGCTTTTTACGATATAACTCCTTTAGACACCGCAAAAACTGGAGCAACTTTCAATACATCTAGCGGTTCTGCTACAGTCACCGTTAATCTAAGCTCACATGGCTTTGAAGTTGGAGATCTATTTACTTTCACAATCACCTCAGCTCCTACAGGTTTTGTTGCAGATGATTTTAATGGAACTTTTCAAGTAGTAACCACGCCTGACATTAATTCTTTTACTATCACGATGGATACTACCTCTTCAGGCACAGCTTTAGCATCTGGTTCTGCATCAATAAATCCATATGTCAAACCAGGAGCGTTAAATCAAACGTTTGGTTTTGGTTACGGCACAGGTTTATGGAGTGGTAGTTTAGCTGGTGCAATATCCTCAACATTAAATGGTTCTTTGGCCGATGACGCACAAGGTAACAATGGCTCAGCAACAAACATAACCTTAGCGGATGCAACTTTATTTCCAACCACTGGAGAAATTTTAGTAGGGGGTGAATTAATAACGTACACCGGAAAGTCATCGAACGATCTTACAGGAATTACAAGGGGTGCTAACGGTTCAACTAGATCAGCCCATTCTAACGGAACGATAGTCGAGGACACTGCAAACTTTGTTGGTTGGGGTGAGGCCTCATCTGCCAGCACAGTTGTTTTACCATCAGCTGATTGGTCTTTAGATAATTTTGGACAAAATTTAGTAGCGACAATATTAGACGGAAAAACTTTTACTTGGGAGCCAATCAATGTTAATTCAAACGCTCCTCAAACTAGAGCAGCAGTGGCATCAGGAAATCCAACTGCTTCAGTCATGACAATTGTTTCTGATCAAGACAGACACTTGTTTCATTTAGGTACAGAAACAACAATAGGTGATCCAGCTAAACAAGATAAAATGTTTATTAGATTCTCAGATCAAGAGGACATAGCAGATTATGCTCCGACCTCTACTAATACAGCTGGAACTTTCCAACTTGATGATGGCACAGAGATTAGAGGTGCTGTAAAAGGTAAGGATTATATTTTTATATTAACTGACACGGCTGCTTACATTTCTCAATTTGTAGGACCTCCGTTTACATTCTCAATAAGAAAAGTTGGATCTAACTGTGGTTTAATTGGAAAACATGCGGTTGTTTATGCAGACGGTATAGTTTATTGGATGGCTGATTCTGGAGGATTTTTTGTTTACGATGGTACTGTTAAAAGTCTTGATTGTTCTGTGGAGGATTTTGTATTTACAACTAATAACACAGGAGACTTAGGTATAGAATTTGATCAAGCCAAAAAAGTTTACGCTGGCTACAACACACTTTTTGGTGAGGTTACATGGTACTATCCAAAATCAGGTTCTAACATAATAGATCGAAATGTTACATTCAATTATACTGAAGGTGTTTGGACGACAGGCTCGTTAGCTAGATCGACTTATTACGATGCCCAATTGTTCGATCATCCTTACGCTACAGAATATAATTTGACCGGGGTTCCTACCTTTCCTACAATTAAAGGTGTTACAAATACTAATGGCGCATCAACTTTTTATGAGCACGAAAAAGGTGTTGATCAAGTAAATACGTCAGGAACTACGGCTATATTAGCAAATGTTCAGTCAGGAGATTTTCAACTTTCTTTAGATGGTAACGGCGAATTTTTTACAAAAATTAGAAGGTTTATACCAGACTTTAAAAGAATAACTGGTGATGCTCAGATTACAATTAACTTAAAAGATTTTCCTGTAGACACGGCTGCTTCGTCTCCTTTGGGTCCATTTACTGTTTCAGGATCAACACAAAAGGTTGATACAAGAGCGAGAGGGAGAGCTGCAAGTTTAAAAATAGAAAACACAAGCACAGGTCAATCTTGGAGATACGGGACTTTCCGTGCGGATGTTCAACCTGATGGAAGAAGATAATGGCTAAAATTACTGCATACATTCCAGAACCTAAAGAAACTTATCAGCCTGAAAATCAAAGACAAGTTTTACAATCTTTAGATACAGTAAAACAACAACTCAATACTTCTTATCAGCAGGATCTTAAGAATGAACAATCAACCTTCAACTGGTTTATATCATGACGATACAATATAAAAATGCAGGAGTAAATTTGACAACTACAGATACAACAACTGTTTTAACGTCCCCGACATCCGCTAGATTTTTAGTAAAACAAATACAAATAGATAACGCCTCTGGTTCACCTGTAAATTTATCAGTTCAGTTTACAGATAGTTCAGCATCAGCTACTTTTAGAATTAGAAACAAAGCTATTCCTGCGAATGAAGTTGTTGATATTATAAATCAAACTTTAGTTTTAGAGGAAGGTGATTCTTTAAAAATGACTGCTGGCACTGCAAATGAATTACAAGGTATAATTAGTTATGCTCAAATAGATAGATCACAAGAAAATGGCTAAGAAAAAACCAACTTTTGGTGTTAACATTTATACAAAAAAGACACCAAAAAAAAGACCCGGAAGACACACAAAGAGATTGAATAAACACAAAAAAAAGAGTATGAAGAAACAACGCTATAAAGGACAAGGACGGTAATATGGAAATAAGAAGAATACCTGCACATGCAGTAGAAAAAATTAAACACAAAAGGACTGGTAAGGAGTATAAAGACAAAGCTGAATTTGATGCTGATGTAGCTGATCCTAATACGGACACAACTTCAGCAGATTTTCAACAAGATCTAATTATTACTCCAGCTTCAATCGGTGGTAAAAGCGACACCAAATGAATCCTCTAGGAGGGACTGAGATTCAATATGGATTGTTGTATAAATACGTAGATAATGATCTACTAGACAATTTTCAAATAACTACATCAGTTCCAGAAAAAATTCCTTTAAGCAAAGATAAAATTAATATTCTTTGGCAACAAAATTCTTATGACCAACCTAATTTAATTGATTGGTTTTCCAACAAAGATAATCATAAAAAATACGATTTCTACGTTTTTAATTCACACTGGTGTTATGAAAAATTTAGGATGAGGTTTAAAATACCTTGTCATAAATCTACTGTTATAAAAAACGCGGTTGAAAGATTTCCAGAAAAAATATTTTTAAGAAAAGACAAAGTTAAATTGATATATCATTCTACCCCTTGGCGTGGACTAAATGTGTTGTTAGGCGCGATGCAATTAGTAAAAAATAAAGACGTAGAGTTGGATGTATACTCAAGCACACAGATATATGGTGATCAATTTAAAAAGCACAACGATGATCAATACAAAGGTTTGTATGAGCAAGCAAAAGCTTTGCCTAATGTCAATTATGTAGGTTATGTTAGTAATGAAGAAATAAGGAAAAGATTACAAGAATATGACTTGTATTGTTTCCCTAGTATTTGGGAAGAGACGTCTTGTATATCAGCTATAGAAGCCTTAACAGCTGGTCTACACATGATTACAACTAATTATGGAGCTTTGTTTGAAACATGTTCAGAATGGCCAGTGTACGTTAATTATACAAAAGATTATAAAGATTTAGCTAAACTATTTGCTTTTTCTATTGATGAGGTTTGCAATTATTTATATAAAGGCACAGTGCCAGATTTCTTAAAAAGACAGCAAGCATTTTACAATGACTTTTACTCTTGGGATAGACGTAAATCAGAGTGGAGTCAATTTTTACAAGGACTTTTAAATGAGCACAGATCCAAACTCTAAACCAATATGGTTTGACGAGAAAAAAGATTTAGACGAAAGAAGCATTTTCGTGGCCACGCCAGTGCATTCAGAGGTTAGCATACATTATACTCAATCATTATTAGAGCTTCAAAAAATGGCTATAAAGAAAAAAATTAAAATAGTCTTCCAACTTTATAAATCATCTTTAGTAACACAAGGGAGAAATCTATGTGTATCTGCTTTTCTTAAAAGCGGGTTTAGTCATCTATTATTCATCGATTCAGATATAGGTTTTAAGGCTCAAAGTGCTCTAAATTTATTAGAAGCAAATAAAGACGTTATATCTGTTCCGTATGCTCTAAAGGACATGTGTTGGGATAAAGCATTGTACATGATTAAAAATAATAAAATTAAAACTGTTGATGATTTAAAATATAAAGCTTTTTATAGATATCCTTTTAAAGTTGCTAATGCTGAAAGTATTGAAGTTAAAGATAAAGCTATCGAGGTAACTCACTCACCTACAGGGTTTATGATGATTAAAAGATCTGTATTTGAGAAGATGATAGACAAGTATCCTGAATACGAAATAATACAAGATAATATAATTAATGGTAAAAATGAAAAAGTTAAATATTTTTATAACTTTTTTGACACGCTTCACGACCCTGAAACGAAGACATATTTAGGTGAGGATTTTGCCTTTTGTAAAAGATGGAGAGATATGGGTGGTAAATGCTATTGTTTAGTTAATGACTATATTACCCATGTTGGAGAGCATCAGTATACAGCCTGCTTTGCTGATGAGTTGATTAAGCAATTTTAGAGTGGTAATATTGTAATACTATATAGTATTATTATGGATCCATTTACTTTAGCATTAGCCACTTTTGGCGTTCAAAAACTACGTGGTAAATCCACTAAAAGAGCATTAAGAGATGCTGCTATCATTGGTGGTACCTCTTATGCTTTTGGACAGGCTGCGGATGCCGGTATGATTCCAGGTGTTACGGCAGGCCAGGGCGTAGGAAAAATAGGTCAAGGCACCGCCTTTTCAGGCATATCAGGATTACTGGGCACAAAGGGAGTTTCAAGAGAGGTGGCTCAGCAACAACTTGGTAAAGGGGCTACGGAAGCAGAAATAGCTAAACTCATGAAAGGCAAAGGAATAAGAGGATTAGGAACTGGTGAGAAAATTTTTGCTGGTACTACTTTGTTAGGTTTGTTAGAAGGTGAAGAACCAGAAGTAAAACCCCCATTCACAGAAGAAGATTACAAAAAAGCTTACGATGAACAAGTAGCAAAATTAGGTGATGGTTTTGCACCATTCACTGGTGCTGCACCATCAGTATCTGAATCATTCGCACCTTCAACAATTTACGCAGCTAAAGGTGGTTTGGCAGAAATAAGAAGATTTAAAGAAGGGGGTGTAAATTTTTTACCCTCTAAATTAGAACATGATGAAAAAGATTTTAATAACTACGTAAGAGCACAAGGCTATGTAGAGGATGGAAGCGGAGCTGGTGACAAAGACGAAGATACAATGTTGGCACAATTAGCTGATGGTGAATTTGTTTCACGAGCTGATGCTGTTTTAGGTGCAGGTATTCTATCTGGTGCTAATCCAAAAAACTTTAAAGTCATGAGAGAAAAAGGTGCTGAATTTTTCTATGATCAACAAAAAAAATTAAAAAGGGTTTACGATTTATTAAATGAGAGCAAAACAAATTAAAATAAAAAAAGAAGTAAGCGTGCTTTATATTCATCCAAAGAGTGTTGATGAATATTGGGCTTTGTGTGAATTTAATCTTATTGAAGGTCTGAAATATGATGGAGATCCAATGAGTATTAAAGAATTAAAGAAAAAAATTAAAGACGGCACATATCAGTTATTTTTAATGTTTGGATCTGACTGTGGAGAAAAGTATAAAGTTTTTGGTGTTTACGTCACCCGAGTTATGAAACTGCCTAATTATAATCAAATGGAAGTTATTTTACTTAAAGGTGAAAAAAGAGAGCTTTGGCAAGATGAGGCAGCGGATATGATTGAAAATTTTGCAATACAACATGACTGTAAAAAAATTGCTGTGCACGCTAGACCTGGTTGGCAAAAATTTTTAACAACTAAAAATTGGAAAGTAAAAAGATATTTATACACTAAGGAGTTAATATGAGTTTTATTTTTGGTGGTAGTTCTGGCGGCGGTGGTGGAGGAGGATCGTCATCTGGAACTCAACAAAATATTCAAAGAGAAGCACCAGGCGTCGAGTCTAGAAAACTAGCCTTATATGATCAGGCCGCAAAATTAGCAGCGCAACCAGTTTCTTTACCAGGTATTCAAGTTGCTCCAGCCACGGGCCTCGAACAAGCTGCATTTACACAAGCCGGTCAAACAGGGGTTGGTGCTCCTGCTGTTCAAGCAGGTATAGCAGCTGCTGCTTTAGGAACAACTGCTCCACAAATATCTCAATTCTTTAATCCATTTGATCAATTTGTTTCTGATGAAATTACGAGACAAGCAGGTATTGCGCAAAATCAATTAGCAGCACAAGCCGTAAGAGCAGGTGCCTTTGGTGGTGGAAGAGAAGGTGTTCAAAGGGCTGAAATAGAAAGAGCAAGACAAGCAAACATAGGTCAATTAAGAGCAACAGGTTTTCAACAAGCCTTAGGTGCAGCTCAAGCTGAAAGACAAAGACAATTACAAGGCGGTCAACTATTGGGGGCCTTAGGTGCTCAACAACAACAAATGGGTTTAGCTGATATACAAAGTCAATTACAAGCCGGCGCCGTGCAAAGAGGATTAGGTCAGGCTGCATTAGAAGCATCAAGACAAACTCAATTACAAAGACAGTTTGAACCTTTTCAAAGAATAGAGTTTTTAAAAGGTATCATGACCAACTTACCTACAACACAAAGTACAATCACAGCAACTACGGCTCCTGGATCAAATCCTGTATCACAAGCTTTAGGTGCTGGGTTAGGAGCATATTCTACTTATCAATTTATGCAACCAAGGAGATAAGATGGATAGTGTATTAACTAGAAAATTATTTAGAGATAAATACTTTCAACTACATAAACCTAAAAAGTTTAACAAAGGTGGTATTACATCTATACCTAAATTTCAAACAGGTGGATTTTTCACACCACAACAAGAAAAAGCTATATTAGGTTTTACGGTGGCTCAAGAATTATTAGAAGGTAAACAGTCCCCTGGAAGATCTAACATTAGAGGAGCACTTGCTGATCTATCTAGAGGTATTACAAAATTACCAGAGGCTGCTACTAAATTAGCTAAAGCTAGACCTAAAGCTCCTGAACCTGTAGAAACAATTAGAGAAGCAACAGCAGCGGAAAAAAGATCTTTCGGGTATAATGAAAAAGATAGACTTATTGTTAAGGTAAAAGGAGGCACAGTTACAGGTATAGCCGACAAACCTACTGCTGGTGAAAGGAAAGCTGCTGCTTCACAACAAAATACAATTAAAATGGCTAAAGATGTTTTATATTTATTAGATAAAACAGGAGATCCTACAGGAAAAGTTGGTGGTATAGGTATAGGTATAAGATCTTACTTAGGTAATAAAGATTTAGCAGAGCTTTCTGTAACTGTACAAGATCTAAAAAAATCTGCCATCCAAGCATTAAGGGGAGCACAAGTAGGTCCAGCTGAAGAAGATTCTTTTAAACCGTTATTACCAAGTGTTTTTGATAGTCCTACTGTGATTCGTACTAAGGTAGAATTGATGGTAAAAAAATTAAGTGACATAAATAATAGATTGTCTCCTACATCAGGTGCAGTAGACAGAGAACTAAGTCAAAGAGAAATAGTAGAGCAATATCGTGATGCTTATAAAAAATTAGGTATAGGAGAAGTCAAAATAGATCCTAATTTATCAACATACGATGTAGACGCAGACGGTAACGTATTTAAGAGGAAATAATTATGGGAAAAATTAACGTGGCAGGTGTTGGAGTTTTAGAGATTGAAGGCAACGAGCCTAACGCTAATGAAATAGAAAAAATTAAAAGTTTGATAAATGAAAAGAACACAATGCTTCATCAAAACATACAAGCACCCACAGGTGAAGATATTGAAAATTCATTTAATTTTAAAAGATTTTTATTAGAAGCTGGTCTTTCTATTGGAGGTGCTTTAGCTACAGGCGGAGCGGCGTTGCCAGCTTTAGCAGCTAGACAAGGTGGCATGTTAGCTAAACCTTTTCTTGCGCAACTAGCAAAGTCTGCAGGGGGTTCTGCAATAGGTGGAGGTGCTGGAGCTGGACTTGCACAAACATTTGACCCAAGAGAAGATATCTTACAAGAAATAGCAAGAGGTGCAGTAGAAGGTGCTACAGCTGAAATTATTGGTGCTCCTATAGCTGTAAAGGGTGCTCAATATTTAAATAAATATCTATCAGCACCTGCAAAAAAACCAAAACTTTTACCCGGTGCTCAAGAAGCAGAGGATGCAATAGTAAGAAGGTCACAAGATATAATGTTAAAAGAAACAATTAAATCTGGTAACAGAAAAGGGTTTGAAAACTTAGTTGATGACTTTGCAAAAACGGGTAGAAAAGATATTGGGGATTTTGATACTTTAACAGAATCTTTTAAAGGTATGACAAAAGAAGAAGTAAGGGCTTTAGATTTTGCAAGAGAGGGAGTAAAAGGTTTAACACCAGGTATTAAAACATCAACTAGATCTTTAGAAATACTAGAGAACATTGCACAAAAATCTTTAATTGGTGGTGGAGATATTACAAGAAGATACGAAGCCGTAAGAGAGATCGGTAATTTACTAGCATCCGATTACATAACTAATTTACAACGTGTTGCAGGTCCAGATACTATGGGTGAAATATTTTTTAAATCTTTAGCAGGTGCAGAGGATACATTTAAATCTGCAAGAGCTGGAGCTTTCGCTGCTGTGGATGATGCAATGGCTGCAGCTGGTTTAAAAAATTTTGGTATAGTGCCGTTTGGTAAATTAACTATGGGCGTTAAGAGAGGGGAAAAATTAGCACAAATGGCCAAAGCACAAACCCAGACTGCAGAGAGCTTAGATGATTTTTTATTAGAGTTTGAGGGTTTAGGTGATTTTCAAAAAACAACAAGTTTTATTAGAAATGATGTTTTAGGTTTTTTTGGTGGTAAGGCAGCACAACAAGGTGGAAGTCTTACTTTGAAACAAGCAGAAAATTTAAGAATAGCTTTAAATAATCAGATCGGCAGATTAAACAAACTAGAACGTGGTAAAGAAGTAGGTATACTAACTGCTGTAAGAAATAGAATAGATGATGAATTAGACTTAGTTTCTAAGTTAGATGATAAAACATTTGAGGCTGCTTACAAAGTTAAACCACCAAAGGATGCATTACTAAAATTACAAAACGCTATTAAATTTTCTGCATTAGGTGCTGAAAAATTTAATAAGTATCAAATCAAACAAATATTATCTAAAGGCTTAGATACAACTGCAGGCACTGTAGATGATATTTTTCAAACAGTTGTCAGAGGTGGATCTAAACCAGAAAGTGTAAAAAAAATATTAACAAATTTAGATGAGCTTACAAAGACAATAGACCCACTAACTAAAAGACCTTTAATGACGACTCAACAAGTTACACAAATGAAAGACTCATTAAAAGGACAATTAATGATGAACATTTATAACAAAGCACTAAAGCCAACTGGTTCGCAATATGGTGGTAAATTTGTTGATGCATCTAGTTTTTCAAATTCATTAGATGAGTATGAACCAATTATCACACAACTATTCAAGGGTAAAGAACTTGATGAGCTTATAGCTTTAGATAATCAACTTAAGTTTGCATATGGTGAACTTTCAAGATTAGGAGGATTACCAGGTGGTGTATTTATACAATTAAAACAAGCAGGTGCTGCAACACAAATGTTACAACTTGGGGCTGGTGGATTCGTTGCAGGAGGTTTACTAGGTCCTCTTGATGCTCCTACGGTAGCTATTTTATTAGGCCCAGCAGCTTTAGCAAAAGTATTATTAAAACCTAAAATTAATAAAGGATTATTTAGTAAAGAAACATTAAAAAATTTAAGTAATCCAGATCCTAATGCTGCCATGGCTGCATCCATTGTTGCATTTAGACAAACTATTGGTGGTATGTTAAATGATGGTATTATAGATAAGGCAACTGCTGATAAAGCATTAGCTGATACAAAAAAAGTAGAGGACTACTACAAGGTAAATAAACTTCCGATTTTGCAAAAGGCAACTAACCAAAACGTTGCTGACAGTCCTGATGATATAAGTCCTGAAACACCAACACAAACTCCTTTAAATTTACCGGAGTTAACAACTCCTCTACCAAACGTACAGCCATCTAACGTTGGTGCTTTGTTCCCACAAGATGGTTTATCACAAGCAATAGCAGCTAACAGGGCACCTGCTCAGTTGAAAGTTGGAGGAATTGTAAGTGCCAAGAAAAACTAACAAAGTCGATCCGATGGCTCATCAACGAATCACGGACCACGAAAAGTTATGTCGAATCATGCAGGAGGAGACCAATAAAAAAATTAATAATCTCCACACTGACGTGCATAGAATAGAAAAAATTCTTATTGCAGCATCAGGTTTTTTAATAACATCCATGTTAGGATTAATCATTGCTTTATTCTTTAGACTATTCTAAAAGAGTATGTGCAACTTCTTAGAGACAAAACAAAATTCTACGTAACAGATCTTAAAAGAGAAAATAAATACGATTATAAAAAGTACACACGTAATGATGGTAAGGGGCCTCGTACATATAATGTGGGTGAGAAAAAAATTCCATCAGTCACTACTATTTTATCAGCCACACAACCAGAAGAGAAAAGAAAAAAATTAGATGAATGGCGTGAAAGAGTTGGTTATGCAGAAGCAGCTAAGGTAACGCAACAAGCAGCCTTACGTGGTACAGAGATGCACTTTGTTTTAGAAAATTATATTAATGGTAAGGGTTATTTAAATTTATCTGAAGAGGGTGGATTAGCTCGTGCCATGGCTCATGAAATTATTGTTAATCTAGATCCGTTAAAAATAGTATGGGGTAATGAAGTAAACTTAGCTTACAAGGATCAATGGGCAGGGTCTACGGATGTTGTTGGATTATATCAAGATCAACCAACCATTATTGACTTTAAACAATCTAATAAACCCAAAAGAGCAGAATGGATTACAGATTATTATCTACAAATAGCTGCTTACTCATTAGCACATAAAGAACAATATGGACCTATAAATCAAGGACTTATTTGTGTTTGCACAAAAGATAAACTGTACCAAGAGTTTCCGATAAGTTCTGAGATGTTAAAAGAATATGAAGACAAATGGTTTGAGCGTGTAGAAAAATATTACAAAGAAGTTAAGTCTTCTTCTTGTACTTAGAAAAAATTATTTTAGTATTCTCTGCAGGATGTGTTTCTAAATTTTTATTAACAAAAATATAATCAACATATAAGCAACGCTTATTGAACAAGACTTGTTCTATGTCAAATACTTCAAACCCAAACTCATAAGCTTTGTCTATTACTTGTTTAAATGATGATCCACCTTGATTATAATAATACACTGGTACCTCTAATTGTAACCATTTGGCTTTTTTAATTAGGTTTATACCGCCATCCATTATCTCACACTCAGCACCTTGTGTATCAATTTTTATAAGATCAAATTGTTTATCGGCAAGTAAATGATCAAGTGTTCTAGTTTCAACAGTTATAGAACTAAAAGGCACATTTGATTTCTCTGGATAAAACGTATTACCAGATTGCTCAGCTAAGTCCTCTGCAACATAAAATTTTTTAGTCTTGGATAAATCTGATAAATAAACATCATGCACCTCTCCTAATTTTTTTAATTCTTCTTGGTATATTGGGTTTGGTTCTATCATTGTAAATTTAACATCAGGATAATGTTGCTTAACTAATTTTACCCAATCACCATTGTTGGCACCGATATCTAAAACATTCCTTAATGGTATTTTAAAAACTTGTGTTGATCTCTCATAGTATCTGCAAAGAATAAAACTCATAAATATTTTTTTACATCATCTCCTAGAACTGTTTCACTTAATTGTTTTTTAGCCTTTAATGAAGTTAAAATCAACTCATCTATTGTATTAGGAATTACAATGTCGATATAAGTGACTTTATACTTTTGCGATATTCTATGAGCACGGTCTTCACTTTGCTCCCTATACTCAAGGTTGTAATTATTAGAGAAATATATAACATTCCTAGCAGCAGTAAGGGTAAGGCCATAACCGCCAACACTAGGATTACCAACAAGGAAACGACATCGATCATCGTTTTGAAAACGATCAACAAAAGCCGAACGATCCTCGACGCTAATTTCTCCGTATAATGAAACCACGCTTTCCTTGCCATATTTCTTCTCCAACATTTGCACTATCTGTTTGATATTAAATACGTATGTGGCCCATATTATACTCTTCTCATTAGTCTCCTCCAATATACACTCTAATTCTTTCATCTTTTTGTTTTCCAACTCTATTATCTCTCCATCGTCAGCTTTACTAAAACCACAAACTACTTGGTGTAATTTTATTATTTCTGTTAATTTATTAGAATAAGAAACTTGTTTATCTAAAATTATAGCTCTCGCATCTCTACTTAATTTTTCATAGAATTTTTTTTGATTCGGGGACATCTCAATGATTCGTTTTGTGTGTAACTTTGGGGGTAAATCTAGACACTCGTTTTTAGTGCATCTGTATGAAAATTGTTTCAGCTTATGTTCTAATTCCTCAAGATTTATATATTTTACTGGTATTTTTACAGTGTGCTGATTCGTATAGATTTCGTGCATTACTGCATATCTATTCCGAAAACTATAGTAAGATTTAAAACCTAATAAAGACTTGTGTAAAAACTCACATTGTGTATAGAGGTCTAATGGAGATTTTGTTACTGGCGACCCCGTTAATATTCGTCTGTACTTTGCCATTAAACCCAATGCAACGAGTGATTTTGTTCTCGACGCACCTTTATTTTTTATTGTGGTACTTTCATCTATTATAACCATAGATTTATCACCCCTTTTCAACAGGTGGTCTTTTAAGAACTTAACACCACTAGATCTAGATAGTGCTTCAACGTTCATGAGTAAAAAAAAGAAATTGTTATACTTGTATTTAGCTAATTTTTTAAGATTGTGTTTTTTCCATATAAATATATCTGGCTTATTTTTAGAATGATTATAAATCTCAGACTCCCAGTTTCTATATACAGAATTAGGTGCTATTACTATAACATCATTAATTTCACCATTTTCAAAAAGATAGTTAGAATTATCTATGGCAACTTTAGTTTTGCCAGTCCCCATCTCCATAAAATAAGCAAATACTCTTTGTTTGTG